CAGTTCCGTCTTCTGCTGTAAACGCCATAAATCACCTTTTCTTTTTTGAAGCAGCCTTTTTAGCTTTGCTTGCTATTGACATCGCAATAGCCACAGCTTGTTTCTGTGATTTCCCACTCTTAATTTCAGCACGGATATTTTTTGAAATAGTTTTTCTTGAATAACCTTTAGTTGTAGGCATAGCACACCTCTAAATTTATGTTTTACAGCGTTGCCGCCAACCTGAACAGATCATCAAGCTGCTGGCATTGTGCGGGCCAGTGCAAATACAGCCGACTTCTGCTCGTTGCTGATCCCCATAAGCCCGCAAGCCTCGCACAGCATCGGATTGTCTTCTGCGAACAATCCAGCTTCGGCCCACCAGATTTTCATGGCTGCGGTCGCACTGTTTGACGCGACAAACGCCTCGACACTGGCAAGCATCCCAAGCACTTGCAGCGCAAGCTTGAATTGCAGGCGGTTTACGGATGGCAATGGCATCGGTGCTGGCATGTCGGGGCCGCTGTAGACCTTGATGTAATCAGGCCCGCGCTCGACAAATACGCCAGCTTCATGCATGGCTGAAACACACTCTGGAGTTTCAAAATCAAATCTTTGTACACTCATAACGCCACCGACTATGGTTTTAGCACAATTCTGCAATTTTCTACACACCACCAATCGGTAGCTGTTGTTCCATTCGTCAAATACAAATTAACAGCAAAATCCGCAGTGGTATCAATTGCTAAATATGTCGGTGTAGTGCCTGCGCTAAACAGACCGGAAGTAACCACCTGTGCATTTGTGACGCCCTTGTTAGATATACTGGTGTTGTATGGCGTGTATGCGACAGTCAAACTGTTTACTGCGGCATTGCTTCCACCAAAATTCAAAAATGTCGTTTTTGTGTTTGCGTTTGCTGTTGCAGTTACTATGCCGTTGACATTGATCTGCCGATTTGTTGATAGCAGGCCGCCTTTGACTGTAATACCGGGCTGATTCAATTGCGTTGTAACGCCTGTGTAGCTAGCGCCAGCGGAGAAATTGATCGCCGCACCTCCTTTGCTTGCGTACAGCGTTCCGAGCGTAGTAGTTGACATTACGCACCAGTACCAGCCCGCCGTTATTGCTGGCGTTGTCGCAATAGATGGCAAATAGACATACAGGCCCTCTGTGTATGCACGGGGGGCAGCAGTCCCAAACGTGATATTGCCGCTCGCACCTGTGCCAATTGTTCCGCTAGGTGCGCGTGCCCGTGTATATTCCTCTCGATAGAGCGTTATCGGTGAGTCAATTACAAGACTCGTGCCTGCGTCATTTACTCGCCAATCTGATCCGTTTATGCCAACGTCATTGCAGCGAAATTTACATCCGGCATAACTCGCTGACACATACGCCTGCAAATTGGCCCAGCTATCAATCACCACCGGCCCGCCGCCGACTCGATCCCAGATCGTGCCGTTTGAGCGCATTAACCAGCCGGTGCCAGTGAATATCGCGAATTTTCCGGAATTGCTGGATGCAGCAGGAGCACCAGCCGCAGTGCCGACATACACAAGGCCGAGAACACCGCCAGTTATATTTACAACAGATGCTAAAACCTTACGCAGTTGTTCTGCGCCAATCCATTTGGCAGCATGAATTTTTTGAAAAATTTTATTGCCCATACTGCCCCCTGGAATTACCGAGTTCTTTTACGTGAAGAAAGAGCCGCGTCAATCGGAGATTTGGTTTTCAATACGTCTTTCAACAAATCTTGGTTTTCCCGTAAAAATCTTACATTTTCAGCACGCTTGACGAGATTTTCTTTTTGGCGCTCAAGATAATCTTGGATTGGCGTTTCTTTTACAGCATTCTTTGCTTCTTCAATTGCTTTGTCTTGAGCAGCCAATGCTGACGCATGTTTCGCTTTTGCTGCGGCAAGGATTTCTTCAGCTTTACGGACTTCTTCATTGATTTCATCAATATCCGCCCCTGATAAATCAACTGGCGCAATTTCACCGATCCCATCAACAACCACAGGTACTTCAGTAGTTGTTTCAGTAGCTATTTCTTCAGCAGCAGGTTGTGCTACTTTTACTGACTCACGTTTGAACCCAGGTGCAGCCCATTCGATGTACGCTGCAATTTGCCCGATCTCGATTTCAGCAGGCGAACCCATCAGTCCATAAACTACGTCAGGGTTTGGTAAACCATTCTCAGTCCAATGGCTGTCATCAGCCACATCAAGTTGGGTGGTGATTAAGGTACGGAGAATTTCTTGGGTGTTATCTTGTTGTGACATTTGCGCCTCACAGGTCGTCTACATCAGTAGCTGCCGCAACGACAGCCGGTTGGTTTTTCTTCAGATATTCAAAGATCGCATCATAATTAGATGCTTTCGTCATCGTTTGTGTACCAGCACCCGCAGAAGTTATTTGCGTAACAACTTGTGAATCAAATGCTGTACAAAGTTTGATTGTATCCGCATCAACCACAGTATTGACGAAATAGAAGGTTCCTGTTTCCAATCCACCTGGCAAAGTATCGCTGGTGCTTAACAGGAATGGGCCGTCGCCTACGGAGAACCCGTGTGTGGTTGCTGTGATTTTGTGCGAAGGGTCTGCGCCACCAGTCAAAGTGGCTGCACCAAAACTCATATTCGCTGAATTTTCAGTAGTCGATACACTATTACCAGACGCAGATAATATGGCCGTTGCGCTCAAGTTAACGTGTGTTGCATCAGAGGTAGCGGTTGCGTCTTCATTCGCAGTTGTACCAGTGCCGTATTTTGTACCTGCACCGCTACCTGCGTTAATTGCAGCAGCCAGGTTTGCAAGGCTTGTTTCTGCATCAGTGCCGATCTTTACTTCGTCAGCTACAGCAGGTGAAGTCAGTTCGGAAACCCAAGTGTAGGTCTGCGTGCCAACTGTTACTGTTCCACCAGCACTGGGTTGACCAGTTGCAGTCAATACGCCAGTTGCAGTTATGCCGTAAGCATCAGAGGCAAGGGTGAACGTTTTTGCTGCGCCAGTGGAATCAAGATCGGTTTGGCGATCAGTAATAAACCCGTCAAGATAACGAGCATGGCGAACACGATCAGACTTTTGATTGCGCAGATAGCGTTTGCGAGGAATTCGGTATGCAGTCATAAACTCACCGTATGTATGTGTTTTAGGAGAGGTATTACCTGATATAAACTGAAGCAATTTATATCAGGTAACGCCCCGCCTTTCGGCGGGAGGTTACTTTGGTTCTTATCAAGACTCGCGGGTAACCAGACGAGCAATCTTGATTTGCTTGCGCTGCGGGAATACACGTTCCCAAGAGCTTGCATGACCAAGGTTGTTGCTGGTAGTGGCATTGCTTGGGCCACCGTTCGCAGGAGTGCCAGCGTACTTGTGGCCGACAGGGTGAATACACCATTCAGTACGGCTGAACAGAGTTTCAACACCACCACCGTTACCGGCACCAGGATCGCGTTTGGTTTCAACAGGAACTTCTGGAGAACCAACACCCAAGCGGAAAGCACCTGCCCCAAAGATCAGGGTTTGATACACACCACTTGAAACAGGGGCCATATCGTCAACAATCACTTGGCGACCAAGGAAAGTTGGGATGGATGCTGCCAGCGGGTTAGCAGAATCCTGCACGTAGTCAATCAGGTTGTTTTTGCGCGCACGGGCATAAACAACGCTGTGCATGACCACGATACCCAATGCCTCTTGGCTATCACCCATTGTTGCGCACGCATCAATAAACGCTTCTGCACTGAAAGTTGTAACACCTTCAGAGTAGCCTACGCCTTTAATGTCATAGGTCAGGTCATAACGAGTATGCTCAGAACCAGATGGCGCGGCATCGTTATCGGCAAAAATACCGACAGCGGTAGCCAGAAACGCACGCTGCAAACGAATGCGCCAATACTCGGAAACCTTATCGGCAATCGCAGTCATTGGATCAGCGCCAGCCAGTGCAGCAGTCAAATCAGCGTCAGACCAGCTTGAGTTACGGCTGAGGCGAACAGCAACCTCTTGCGAGGTTCCGATTTTGCGTGCAGTTGAACTGGTGTCTGGGTCATCAGACGATACGTTGTCATCGTCGTCATCCAGAGGTTTCCAGGAAGGAACGTTGAACGTCAAACCGCCGCCGACCAACAGGCCGTCGATAGCAGGATCACGCGCAAGTGCGCCGGATTGGATAATGCGGGATTTCAACTCAGTTTGCTGAGTCATGTAAGGAACAAAAATCTCAGGTACGATAACGTCACTGATTCGAGTAGTAGCCATAGTAACCTCCGTAGGTAGCAATAGGCTGTCAATTTACGTTGAAGCCGATACCCATGTACGGCACCATGAAGGGAAACCCCTTTGCGCAATTAACGGTAGCACTGCACAAAGGGGAATGCAACAGGTTATTTGGTCGGACGAGGGCCGCCAATAGTTGTTCCAGCAGCACGAGCCATCTGTTCGGCTTTTTTCGGATCAGAGCGAAGAAGTGCGCCTTGTTCAGTCATATTCCATCCGTCTTTCGAGAATGGATTAGAAGCACCTGCGTAACGTGACCCGCCTGAGCCTGACGCGCCGCCACCTTCAGAAATTGCCCAATGTGGTCGTTTCTGCACCATTTCTTGTAACCACACTTCAGCAGATACCCCTGGTGTAACGCCAACGCCATCGCGGCTGACAACCCGACCATCTTCGTCAACATCAAGATGGCGTTCTGCATACATCAACACATCATCAATAGCAGTCGATACCAGTTTCAGTTTTGATTCCGCACCAGTAACCACAGATAAAACAGCATCGCGGATGTCACGCACTTTCAGTTTTGATGCCAATGCGCCCGTTGTCTCCAAGGCAGCAGCGAGATCGGCCGCCAGCTTGTCTTTTTCACGCAACAGCGGTGCAGTGGTGCTGTTCAATTTCGCAGCAACAAGGCGTTGGATTTGTTCGTCGTCAACACCTTTACCTTTTGCGATTTCTTCAAGTTCAGCAATACGATCCAGTTTCTGCCGAACTTCATTGGCGTCAAGACCTTCAAACTGACGGAACTTGTCTTTCAATGCACCGTGGTCAAAACGTTCTTTTCGCAAGGCTTCTGTCAAACGGTCAACATCAGCTTGGGTACGAATCCCATCAATGCCGCTAAATTCAAACTTGTCACCTTTTTGAACGTAGTACGATTTCAATTCTTCAGGCACATTGTCTAAAGAATCTTCTATTGCTTTTGGCATAAATTACCCCATGAGTTTTATGCTTGGTTCTGGTTTCCACCGCCTTGCGGAACGGCAGGTTTAGGTGCAACAACAGGTTTATACTGTTCGTCACGTTTTGCCACTTCAGTTTCATAATCAAACTTCGCAATGCCGCGTTGTTTAAGCATGGAGTGGACACTTTCTGGAGATAACGGTGCGCCTTCAGAAATTGAGCGCATAAACAACTCCAAATCCTGACCGAGAACCTGAATATCAAAAAATTCAGTGTTCGGTTCAACTTTTACTTGTGCAATTTCATCGGCAGTTCCACCCATAAACTCGACACAAGATTTCAATGCTTTCTCAAGTCCCTGTGCGCCTGCTTGGGCAATCGTGGTCAGTGTCGCAGTCAATGCCGCAAGGCGTGTGCGCAAAGCATCGCCTGATTCCTGGCTGGCTTTTCCTGATGCAATAAAATGACCTGCTCGTTGCTTGGCATGTTGTTTATCGTTTTCAAGCGCCATGCGTTGCTCAGGCAATCCCCTGCCATCAATACCGATATATTTGGCGTCACCGCCTATCCCGACTTCGACACACGCACCTGCGCCAACACGGACAGGCGCACCAGACTCACCACCAGCCACATCCTTTATGACAAGAGTATCTTGTCCCTGCATGTGTAAATTCTGGCGATAATCAGCTTCCAGCCGGTAGATTGAATAACATGCTCTAGCAAGGCCGAGTAACGGCGCTCGGTCACAATCAGGCGATACAGCACGCGCATTGATTATTGACATAGGTAAATGGCCGAGCGCCTTGCCGTTTAAACGAATTTCTTTGAAATTGCTTTCATCGTAAGTTTCACCATTTTCAAAAATGGCAGATCGGTACAGTCCATTTTTTATGTCACAGATTCGGTGACGAGCCACATCAACCCACTTACCAGACGCCTTATCAAGCTGTGAATACGATTCGTCAAGAACAACATATTCAAGAACGCCTTGTGTTCCATCCCAATTAACAATATCTGTGCAAAGATAAAGTGAAAGATAGGGTTTCCGTGTTTCTAAATCCACATCAACAAGCAGCCCGACCCTACCTGGAGATAACTGTAATTCATTAACTCTCCGCAGGACAGCTAGACAGTTTTCACCAGATTTAGTTATTGAAGTAACAAGTTCCGCATATTTTTCAGGAACAGTTATTTTACCGGGCTTTGCATGCAGCATACCTACCAACGTTTCGACCGCATCAGTGACATAATCAGGAAAAACTGCACGTTTTTTGTACGCATCGTAGGCTTTATACCCCTTTTGACCGTGCAGCATGCCATCAAGTTCTTGCGATACTGTCGCCGGAAGGTATTTCACACCTCTGGATTTAACCCGTTCTTCACCTTCATACGCATCATCCATTGCTTGCCAATCGTCGCTATGCTCAGTGTATTGAGGATGTACGCCAAATTTGAACTTATCGTTTGTGTCAGTAACATTACCCATAACTATAATCCTACCGTAGTTCGTGATTTAACTGGCATGTACGAATTAAGGACTCTGTATCGCGCTTCGTCTGCAATATGGTCTTCGCAATCAGTGTCTATATCGTCAAGATCATCTTCCGATCTAGGCAGCACTGGCAATTGCTCTATGAAATAACCACATGTGTTGAATACAAATAACCCCGGCAGCCTTCGTGTTTTGGTTATTGGATCAGGTATTGCATTTGATAACATTTGCCTGATCTTTTCCCAACCCGCTTTCCGGCTACCTTTACTTTTATCAGAACGCACCCAACTGACACCGCGCATGCCGATACCATCGACGTAAACCGGCTTCGCCATATTGACAGCAATGGAATTGCCATCATCCACATTCCAGATGGCATTATCCGCAGGCCCAGGCACTACTCTGGCGTGAATTCCCATTGACAATTCTCGTTCGATTATACCTTCGGCAATTTCAGTTGCAAGCAGGTTAAGCCCTTTATTACTCTTACCTTCTTCACAACCATACCACTCAGCAATACGAAAAAGATCGCCTTTTATCGTGCGAAGTAATTTGCCGTTTGGTAAAAGAACGTCCCCGCCTTGCGATTCAGCCCACCATCCAACAGAAAAAGGTTTGCTCTTTCCATAGTCAAACGATCTATCTATTTTCCAACCTGCCGGTATTTCAAACGGCTGAACAATATGCGTATCTTTTCTCCATACCGAGTCAAACATCCCACCAGAAATTACATCCCAACTTCCGAATAACCATGCTTTACGTTTATTTTCGTCAGTTATTCCTTCAAGTTCCGCAACGTACTCTGGGGCAAGATTCCTGTTTTCACGATAAGAACTAAAAATATGCGTTTGTGTTTTAAGTATGTCTTCACGTTTCTGGGTTCTCGGATTAAACACATTGACGTATTTTTTAAGAATAGCGCCAGGAGGTGATTGTTGGATAAACCGACGTTTTATCCAATTGTGGCCTGGGCCTACTGGGTTTGTTGTGGCAAAAGTTAGTAGAGGTATTTCGCCGGGGGAATTAGGGTCATTCGGGTCATGTTTAAACGAGGAACGATTACAACTAAACATCATGTCAAAAAGGTCTTCGCTTGGAAATTTAGTTAACTCATTCCAACCAATAAAACAATTTTGATTTATTACTCCAGACGCACTAAAATAACAATTAGCGTCATCCACAGTAATGTCAATAGTATCCATTTCTCCCACGGGAGTTGAAGCTGCCGTTGCCCATTGCAAAGGAATTTCACAACACTCTATTTGTTTGGTGTACGGGTGAACGTAAGCAAAGTCAGGTTCAATATTACCATGCTTAGAATACAAAGGGACTATCGCTTCATCACACTCAGCTAGTGGTAAAAAATGACCCAATCGCGTCAGCGTCCTATGTGTTTCCGATGTAACCTGACTCGAAACAACCCTACCCAATCTGTCACGGAAAGTTGTCTCCACACAAGGTTTCTTTGATGTGGCAAAAACCCTACTGACATTCCGATAACCTTTCGGCGTCAATATCCTGTCACCTACCACAACCTCCTCAATAGGCACGCGACCACGCTCAAGTAGGACTTTTTCACCAACAGCCAAGCAAAACTCCTGACCATGATAGCCCCAATAATCTTCAGGTTTTTTTATTACGCGAAATAATAATTCCTCACCTGTTGGCCAAACCCATCTATAATCTGCTTTAGATGCTAGAAATTTTGCGCCATCGTTAAATTCAGGAAACCATCGAGTTGATTTTGAAACAAGGTCATCTAAACTTTTATATTCCCTGTCAAAAATTACGCCACGCCAATACTTTCCAAAACCTTGCCCAACGTGGCGACGAAAACGCATAAGTTGTGC